ACGAGCGTCCCGGTCCCGCGCGCGGATGGCGCGGACGTTCCCGCCCCGCTCATCGGCGGTGCCCGCTGGCTTGCATCGCTGGAGGCGGAGGCGCAGGACCTCTTCCTCGACGAACTCAGCGACGGGGAGATGCTTGCGCTACCGTATCTCTTCGATTTCTGGGCCATGCCGCACCAGCTTCCGCCCGCGGGGCGCTGGCGGTCCTGGGTGATCCTCGGGGGGCGGGGCGCGGGCAAGACGCGCGCGGGATCGGAATGGGTCCGCAGCATGGTGGAGGGCGACCGGCCGCTCGATCACGGGCGCTGCCGCCGGGTCGCGCTGGTCGGCGAGACCATCGACCAGGTGCGGGAGGTCATGATCTACGGCGATTCCGGCATCCTCGCCTGTTCGCCGCCCGACCGGCGCCCGCACTGGTCCGCCACCCGCAAGCAGCTGGAATGGCCGAACGGGGCGGTGGCGCAGGTGTTTTCCGCCCACGAACCCGAGGGGCTGCGCGGGCCGCAGTTCGACGCCGCCTGGGTCGATGAGCTCGCCAAATGGCGGAAATCGCGGGAGACCTGGGACATGCTGCAGTTCGCGGTGCGGCTGGGTGACGACCCCCGCGTCTGCGTGACGACCACGCCGCGCAATGTGGGGCTGCTGAAGGACCTGCTCGCCATGCCCTCCACCGTCACCACCCATGCGCCGACCGAGGCCAACCGCGCGCACCTCGCCGACAGTTTTCTCGAGGAGGTGCGGGTGCGCTATGCGGGCAGCCGGCTCGCCCGGCAGGAACTGGACGGAGAGATGCTTGCTGATGCCGACGGCGCGCTCTGGACCTCCGACATGCTGGAGGGCGGGCGGGTCGCGGCCGCGCCCGCGCTCGACCGGGTGGTGGTGGCGGTGGATCCGCCGGTCACCGGGCACGCCGGGTCGGACGAATGCGGCATCGTCGTCGCGGGCGTGTCGATGCGCGGCGGTCCCGGCGACTGGCGGGCCTATGTGCTGGAGGACGCCACGGTGCACGCCGCCAGCCCCGCGCAATGGGCGGAGGCCGCGATTGCCGCGCTGGAACGTCATGGCGGAGAGCGGATCGTGGCAGAGGTCAACCAGGGTGGTGATCTCGTCGAATCCGTCATCCGGCAGGTCGATCCTCTGGTGTCGCTGCGCAAGGTGCGTGCGGCGCGCGGAAAAGCGGCGCGGGCGGAACCCGTCGCCGCGCTTTACGAACAGGGACGGGTGTTCCATCTGCCGGGGCTGGCCGCGCTCGAGGACCAGCTCTGCGCCATGACCTCGCGCGGGTACGAGGGGCGGGGATCGCCCGACCGGCTCGACGCGCTCGTCTGGGCTCTGCACGAATTGATGATTGTTCCCAGTGGGATGCACCGGGAGCCGAGGGTGCGTACGCTCTAGGAAGCTCCCGTTAACCCATTGGTGAGATCTTCCTTCCCGTGACGTCGCAAGGACGCAGAGCGAAGGGAGAGACCCATGGGTGTGATCGACTATTTCCGGCGGGACGCGGCTGCGCCCGAGGTCAAGGCCAGTGCCGCCGGGCCGGTCATTTCCTACCACTCCGCCGGGCGGGTGGTCTGGTCGCCGCGCGATACGGCGACGCTGACCCGCACCGGCTTTGCGGGCAATCCCGTCGGCTACCGCGCCGTGCGCCTGATCGCCGAGGCCGCCGCCGCGCTGCCGCTGGTCTGTCAGGACGAGAGCGGGCGCTACGACATCCACCCCGTCTCCGACCTGCTGAACCGTCCCAACCCCGCGCAGGGGCGGGCGGAGCTGCTGGAGGCGCTTTACGGGCAACTGGTCCTGACCGGGAACGGATACCTCGAAGCCGTGGCGGCGGAGGAGGGCGCGCCGGTCGAACTGCATGTCCTGCGGTCGGACCGCATGTCGGTGGTGCCGGGGCCGGATGGCTGGCCGGTGGCCTGGGACTACGCGGTCGGCGGGCGCAAGCACCGGTTCGAGGTCACGCAGGGGCGGTCCCCGGTGCTGCATGTGAAGACCTTCCATCCGCAGGACGACCACTACGGGCTGTCCGCGATGCAGGCGGCGGCGCAGGCGCTGGACGTGCACAATTCGGCCTCCGGCTGGTCCAAGGCGCTGCTGGACAATGCAGCACGCCCCTCCGGTGCGCTGGTCTATGGCGCGCAGGATGGCGGGTCGATGACGGCAGAGCAGTTCGACCGGCTTTCCAATGAGCTTGAGGCGCATCACATGGGCGCGCGCAATGCCGGGCGGCCGATGCTGCTGGAGGGCGGGCTGGACTGGAAACCCATGGGGTTTTCGCCGTCGGACATGGAATTTCACCGCACGAAGGAGGCCGCGGCCCGTGACATCGCGCTGGCCTTCGGGGTGCCGCCGATGCTGCTGGGGATCCCCGGAGAGGCGACCTATGCCAACTACGCCGAGGCGCATCGCGCGTTCTTCCGGCTGACCGTGCTGCCGCTGGCGACCCGCGTGACGGCCGCAATTTCGGCCTGGCTGCAGGGCTTTACCGGGGACCCGGTGGTGCTGAAACCCGATCTCGACCAGGTGCCGGCGCTGTCCGCGGAACGCGACGCGCAATGGGCGCGGGTGACCGGCGCGGACTTCCTGACGCGGGCGGAGAAACGCCAGCTTCTGGGCCTGCCGGCGGAGCCATCCGATGACTGAGCAGAGCGAGGTCAAACGGTACGGGTTCGAACGGTTCGACTGCGCCCCGGCGCTGCGGCTGGAGGCGCATGAGCAACTGTCGCGGCTGCATATCGAGGGGCTCAAGGACAGCATCTCTCGGCTGGAGGTTGTGATCGAACGGCTGGAGCGGCGGTTGTGGCTGACGGTCTACGGAGTCGTTGCGGTGATACTTGCGGAAGGCTTCCAGTCGATCTTAGCCCGCCTGCCTTAATGATGAGTTTATCGCGGTCAACGCGACAGGAAGGACCAACAAGCCATGGAACTTGAACACAAATTTTCATCCTTCGACGCGGTCGTATCCGTGACGGACGACCTGGTGATCGAAGGCTATGCGTCGTGCTTCGGCGATGCGGACCAGGGCGGCGACACCGTTCAGCCGGGGGCCTATGCGGCGAGCCTGGCGTCGGGGCGCGGTGTGAAGATGCTCTGGCAGCATGACGTCACTCAACCCATCGGGGTGTGGGACGAGCTGCGCGAGGACACGCACGGGTTGTGGGTCAAGGGCCGTCTGCTGGACGGCGTGGCCCGTGCGAAGGAGGCCGCGGCGCTGATCCGGGCGGGGGCGATCGACGGGCTGTCGATCGGCTACCGGACGCGGCGCGCGGTGAAGAACGCGGGGGGCGGACGCACCCTGATGGAACTGGAGCTGTGGGAGGTGTCGCTTGTCACCTTCCCCATGCTGCCCAGTGCGCGGGTGGCGGCCAAGGGCGATGTCCCGGACGCCGACTGGCGCGATCTGGCGGCCGTCTTCCGGGACGCGCGGCTTGAGATGGCGGGGCTTCGGCCCGGCCCCAACCCCCTATCGGAGAGATGACGATGGATAGGACCGAGACCGGACCGGCGGGCGGAGAGGCACCCTCTCCGGCGGCGGAAATGAAGACCGCGGTGGCGGGATTCATGGCGGAGTTCAAGGGCTTCCGCAACGAGATCACTGAACGCTTGAAACAACAGGAAAGCCGACTGACCATGCTTGATCGCAAGACGACCGCGGGCGCGCGCCCCGCACTGGCCCGCGAGGCCGACACCGCCGCGCCGCACCGCAAGGCGCTGACCGCCTATCTCCGCTCCGGCGACGACGACGGGCTGCGCGGGCTTGAGCTGGAGGGCAAGGCGCTCTCCACCTCGGGCGACGGCGGCTACCTGGTCGACGCGGTGACCTCGGAGACGATCCAGAGCGTGCTGCATTCCGCCGCCTCGATCCGCCAGATCGCCAATGTGGTGACGGTAGAGGCGACCTCCTACGACGTTCTGGTGGACACCACCGACGTCGGGTCGGGCTGGGTGAGCGAGACCGGCACGGTTGCAGACAGCGACACGCCGGTGATGGATCGCATTTCCATCCCGCTCTACGAACTGGCGGCGCTGCCCAAGGCCTCGCAACGCCTTCTGGATGATTCCGCCTTCGACGTCGAAGGCTGGCTGGCGGGGCGGATCGCGGACAAGTTCGCGCGCTCCGAAGGGTCGGCTTTCGTCAACGGGGACGGGACGGACAAGCCGACGGGCTTCATGACACACGCCAAGGTTGCGGAGTCCTCCTGGGCCTGGGACAGCCTCGGCTATGTGGCGACCGGCACCTCGGGGGCCTTCGACGCGACGGATCCGGCGGATGCGCTGGTCGACCTGGTCTATGCGCTTGGCGCGCGCTACCGGGCTAACGGAACGTTCGTTATGAACTCCAAGACCGCCGGCGCGGTGCGCAAGCTGAAGGACGGAGAGGGGCGGTTCCTCTGGGCCGACTCGCTCGCGGCGGGCGAACCGGCGCGGCTCATGGGCTACCCGGTGCTGCTGTCCGAGGACATGCCGGACATCGGGGCGGGGACCTTCGCCATCGCCTTCGGGGATTTCCGCGCGGGCTACACCGTGGCCGAACGCCCGGACCTGCGGGTGCTGCGCGATCCCTTCTCGGCCAAACCGCACGTTCTGTTCTACGCGACCAAACGGGTCGGCGGGGACGTGACGGACTTTGCGGCGATCAAGCTGCTGAAATTCGGGGTGTCGTAAGGCGCTTTCGGATCGTCGGGGGCCGGATGGTCCCCGGCGGGTGCGTGGCCGTCCGTTCGGGCGCTGACCAGCTGCTCCCTCCGTCCGCATCAGTGCCGGGCGGCCACGTACCGAACACCAGGGGCGAAACGAAAGGGTCAAGGGATGTTGATCGAGGAAAGTCAGGTACTTGCGGCCGTCCTGCCGGTCGAGGATTTCAAGGCGCATCTGCGGCTCGGGCGGGGGTTCGCCGGGGATACGGTGCAGGACGCGGTGCTGGAATCCTTCCTGCGCGCGGCCATCTCGGCGGTGGAGGCGCGGACCGGCAAGTCGCTGATCACCAAGGGGTTCACCTGGGAAATTCCCTGCTGGACCGATGACACGGGCGAAGTGCTGCCCGTCGGGCCCGCGGTGGCGATCACCGAAGTGGTGCTGATCGACGGCGCGGGCGCGGAAAGCGTGGTGGAGCCGACGCGGTACCGGCTGGAACGCGATCTCAGCTTCCCGGTGCTGCGGCCGCGCGGCTATGCCCTGCCGCGCCCGGTGCCGGACGGCACGATCCGGGTGCGCTTTACCTCCGGCTTCGGCGAGACCTGGGAAAGCCTGCCGCCGGACATGGCGCAGGCGGTGATGCTGCTGGCGGCGCATTACTACGAGAACCGCTCCGCCACGGGGCTGGGCGAGGGGTGCATGCCGTTCGGCGTGATCTCCCTGCTGGAACGGTATCGCCCGATGCGGCTGTTCTCCGGAGCGGTGCGATGAGCGCGCGTCAGATTCCCGTCCTGTCGCGCCTGCTGGTGCTGGAGGACCCGCAGCGGGTGCCCGACGCCTCCGGCGGGTTCACGGAGGTCTGGGTGCCCCTGGGCGAGGTCTGGGGCGAGGTGACGCTGCGCACGGGGCGGTCGGCCGAATTCAGGCTGCTGCCGGTGGGGCGGACCAGCTACCGGATCGTGGTGCGCGGGGCGCCGGTCGGCGTGCCCTCGCGCCCCGAAGCGGGGCAGAGGTTCCGTGAGAACACAAGGATTTACCGGATCGAAGCGGTGGCGGAACGCGACCCCGAGGGGCGCT